CAAGATACCATTATGACTTGTCTGGTCTGACTTATCAATCAATACCCACTGTGCATTGCCGTTAACTAGTTGCCAACGATTAATCACTGGGTAGTTTTCTAAGTCGCTAGTGTCTAACCACAAGTCACCTGGAACTAACGGTGAGCTATCAACTTGAGTAGTTGGAGCTGACGTAGCTGCGATGATACCTGTTGGGTTAGTTTCACCAGTAGTACCATAACTTGCTGGGTGACCACTTGCATCAAATGCTACATTTCCGTAACCTTTCCATTGACCATTCTTGTTAACCATAATGTCAACTTGGTTTGCAGTTGAATAGAACCAAGGAGTACCATCTGCTGGAGCAGTTGCAGGAGCACCTGAACTTGCTGTATAGAATAGTTCCATGAAGTTACTCAAACGAGTTGCATAGATTGGCTTAGGTGTACCGCTATGGTAAGCAAGTGATGTGATAGTACCACCGCCACTAATAGTTTGTACTGTTAATGTCAAATCATGTACACCAGTGACGCCACCTAGTTGTTCACCAGTAAAGGTTAATGTGTTTCCAACAGCATAACTACTACCACCTGAACCTAATGTGAATGTATAATATCCACCTCTATTTGAGATTGTTACAGTTGCACTATGTCCTGAACCATTTGTACTAGATGATGCTGTGTTAGTTGTATACAATGCAATTTGTGGTACAGCGTTAACACCAATAGTAAAGCCTAAGTCAGAAATTAAACCATTGCTCAAACCTGATTCTGCTTCAATATCTGATAAGATAATATCGCCACCTTGTGTGTGAGTTAGAATAACTTCACCTGCAGTACCTAAACTTGCAGTTGTATTTGGAATATTAGCTGCTAACCATGATAGAACAAAGTTTTCTGCATTACCCTGAACTGGCACAGTATACACTGTAGAAATAGTTGATACACCAGGGGTAGTAACCGCAACAGTCATTGTCTTACCAGGAGCTGAGATGCTAATTGCTGTCTCAGTTCCAGTGATAACTGTTTGTCCGGATGCGGCTTTAACATAATATGCAATCGCAGAAGGACCGTAAGTCATTAGACCGGTTGTTTGAATAACAGTACCGGCAGTAATCATTTGCCCACCAGTTGAATCCAAATCAGCAAGAGCTGTATTCAATGAATCATAGCTGTTTACTTTTAGTGAATTAAATGTTTCAGTAGATGAGTTGTACTGTGAGATTACAGTGTTTAAACCTGCTCCAGTAGTACTTGTCTTGATCCAAACTGAACCACTTGGGTGAGGGTACTGTTGAGCCGATGTCCATAGTGGCATGTTCGAGCTTGTACCAAACACTGCATCCGGTGCGTAGAAGTATCCATTTGTATCTGATCCAGTTAAAATACCTAAATCATGCAATGGTGTACCTGCTGAGTCAGCTAAAAGAACATAGCTATCTGCCTTAACAGTCGTGACACTCAATACCAATCTGTTTGAATTATCGACTTTAGCGATTAAGTCCGCGATGCCTAAGCTATTGATAGCTACTGCAACATCGTAAACACTGTTCTCTGCTGATAAACTGACAGTTCTAGGGATGGCGCCATTAACTGATACTGTAAAACTAGTACTGTTATGTAAGATTGGATTGCTGATTGATCCTTGAACAGTTGGGATACCTGCTTTCCAACCTGCTGAGCCTACGATTTCCCATGCTAACAAACCGTCAACAATAGCTTTGTAGAAGTAAGTACCTGAATTGTATGCTAGTCCATCACCGATTTGATTTGGTAAAACAGCATAAGAACCGATAGAACCAACTGAATCCTTTGGATAACCTGTATTAGCATCGATAAATGCACTGTCAGTGATTACAATAGGACTTTGCTCAGAGAATGTTTGTGTAGTAGCATCATACTGATAGATACCCCATGCACTTGAGCTTGTGTCTAACCAATATGTTCCACCTACTGGGTTACCTGTAGGACGATTCAATGTACCTACTAATGCTCCCATGTCAATGTCTGCACGTAAGATGTAGCAAGTGTTAGTTACACCCATCAACGAGTAAGCAGCCAATAAGCCGTATTCGTTTAGTTCGTAACCTTGAATCGGAGTACCATTTGAAGTCTTGTAAAAGAACGGTGAACCGAATAGTGTTAAGATGTCTTTTTGACTCTTAATCTGATATAGTTTGTTAGCGTTAGCCTTCAATGTTCCTGCGGCGACAGCACCAGTAGTGCTTGATGCGTTTGCTTTGCTTTGTGCTGTTGCAACAATTAGAAGCGGAATTGAACTTGAAGCTGCAGGTAAATATTGACTTTGGTCGATGATATCTACTTGTACGCCTGGTGAATTTAATGCCATTTTGTTTTTCCTTTTATGTTATGATTTTGAGGGTTAACGCCCTAGTTCGTATTAATATTTAGCGCAAATTTCTAAAAAGAGCCAATAAGCGTGCCTTCGAAGGTTTCCTGAACTAAATACTTGATGAGACCAATCTGCTCAACCTGTAACAAGAATCACTGTGCTGTGAACTACACCCGTGCAGGTGTTACACACTATCGAAGCATATGTGATGAATGTGGCAGGAAGAAAAACAAAGAGAAGCCAAGAAAGCCTACTTGGCAAAAGAATGGGTACAAGAAAAAAGTCACATGTGACTTATGTGGCTTTAAGAGTTTGTTCCCTAGTCAACTAACAGTATTTCATATCGACGGAGACTTAGAGAATACGCAATTGACTAACCTAAGGTCTATATGTCTCAACTGTATTGAAGTTGTCAAACGTAAGAACGTTACATGGCGTCGGGGCGACTTAGAAGTTGACTGACCTTAATGCTTAGGTCATCAATCGTTCCGTTGTTATCAATATACAAGTCGTATTTCAACCCTACACTTGAGTACTCACTAGCATGAACGTTTAGTTTATCTAGTTTAGCTTTACTGATTGCCCACTCAGGGTTGCCGTTGGGACCTCGATTATACGCTTCTGCTGCGTCATACCATTCAGGTTGTTCACCACGCATAACTCTAACGGTGATGCCACCAACAGCTTTAATTGCCTTGACTTCGTTGGGGAAACGACAGTCAGTGATAACTACATCGTCTGTACTTTGACGTAGTTTGTTCTCAACACTAGCAATCCAGATATCATCATGGAAGTGTTCTCTGAGAACGTTTGTGCCCCATTGTTGTAATACATGTCTAGGGGTGATATCTAGACCTAGTCTGTCACTCCACCACTCGTCACGTTGTTCACGCCACAGTCTGCTAGTTTTAGTTGTACCTTCTAGCATTTCTCTGTCCCAACCAAATACATTAGCTACAGCGTCTTTTAAACTAGCTGCAAAGCTAATACGCTTGAATTTGTGGTTCGTTACTAGTAGGTCAGCAATTGTATCTTTGCCGCTACCGATAAATCCTGTTACTCCGATAATCATATGAAAAAGCCCTCGTAATACTTATTATATTACAAGGGCATGACAATAAAAAGAGTTTAGGTTAGCCTTGAACCCATGTCAATGGTTGTGAATGGTCTACGTAACGCTTCAATTCGTCAATCAATTGAGTTTGCAATGCTGCACCCTCTGACTTCATAGCTGTCCCGTTCAAGCTAGTACCGCCACCTGGGCCTGCAATTGAACCATACTTCTCACGTGCTTCACCGATGATGATTTTAAGTGTAGCTAATAGATAGTCGCCAATCCAAACACCTGAACCCGGGTCTTGTAATAGTTCTTCTTCAGGACGTTGCATATCAGCCCATACAAGGATCTGTTCGCCTGCACCCTTATTATCTCTAACCATTCTAAGTTGTTTTGTGACAGGGTTGAATGTGTACACAATGTATCCACCAAACATACGTGCAACTAACTCAATGTATCCTGCATAGAAGTCATATGTGGCTAATCCACCTGCACTGTTATAGTTAAGTAGATATGTGTTCAAAATAGCTGAACTGAAGGGGTCAAAGCTAGAACTAGCCGGGCCACTATTCAAACCCACTGTTCTACGGAATACTTGTCTAATATTGACATACTCCTGAGGTAAGGTGTAGGTGTCCACATGCTCAGCCAATGTGACTAATGTATATGTTTCCGACGTTGCATTTTGAGCCCTTTGACGATAAATTCTAATCGCATACTTATATGCAGCTTCAAAGTGCTCTGGGTCTACTTCTAAATCTATAATGCCATCACCTAAGCGATAACGTAAATCTTGAAATAGTTGTTGTTTAATTTCTTCTAGGTTAGTACCAGCCATGTATATTCTCCGGATATCTTATTTATCGGAAAATTCAATGGGTTATATCTATGGGAAATGTCTGTGGGTTATTTGTGAGGAATGTACTTGATATTCTTAGGCAATGGTGAGTAGATATAAAATCTACAAACCAAAAAACATTCTTGAGGAACTTAGGTGATGATGAATTCAAAAATTACAGTGGAGGATTGTCTATGTCTCACTAACCCCGTGAAGGGAATTTGCCGTATTCGCTATTAATGACAGTACATGATTCATCAAGAAGTACTGTCTAGCCCGGGCCCTCTATCACAATTACTATGACCCGGCAAACTATCAACTATTAAGATATGGGAAACGTTTCTACACAGG